CTCTTGCCGGATTCCTTGGACCGGCTCCACATATCCCACGGTGCGTAGGTCGCCTGTATCTTCTCGTGGATGGGGCTGTTCTCCAGACAAAGCGCAGCCGCCTTCTTGACGATCAGGCCTTTCTCTTCCACTTCTCGGTATGCCCATGCCCTGCCGTCCGTGTCGATTGCCCACCAGATGCAGGCGAAGCAGTCAAGGCCGTAGTCGAAGCTGCGGTATCTCGGCCAGTGATCGGGAATCTTGAATGCGTTCTGCATGTGCGTGGCGAACTGGAACTCCTTGAAGTAACCACCGCCGAGTGCATCCCAGTCGCCGTATCGGTACGCCCTTCTCAGGTCTTCCGGCATCTGCGAAAGCATTCTCAGGTAGTTCGGGCTGTGTTCCAGCATGTGGGTGTTGTCGTCAACCGTGGCGAAGATAAACGTGTAGTCTTCCGGGTTTTCGTTCTCTTCCGGGTTCGCGCAGTTGGTCTTGTACTGTTTGTCTATAAAGAGCCGCTTCACCCAGCGGTGTCCTACACCGCCCGGGTTGCATGTCAGATACATGCGCTTCGGGAACGGGTTCGAGCCTCGAATCATACCGCCGAGGTAGTTGAAGGCTCTCTCTGAGAACTGCGTTGCTTCATCAACGAAGACCGCGTCATATTGCTGACCTTGATACTCCTCTTCGCTGTCAACGCCGGACCAGTGTCCGAAGCGGATGGTGCTGCCGTTGACGAAGGTCAGCATGTGAGTCGTGCCATTGTAGGTCGCCGCCCCGGTCTGAGCCGCGAGCTTTCGCATGGGCGCAATGTGGTTTTCTTCCAGTGCCGGGTAGGTCTGGCGCATGATCAGGATTGCTATTCCCGGATACGCCAGTGCCATGCCGAACGCCTTGGTGCGGATAGCGTGGGTTTTCCCGCCGCCTTTTGCGCCGCCGTAACAGACGAACGGCGTTCGCGCCATGTAGAATTGCAGTTGTTTCGGATTCGCTTCCCCTGCATCCCAGACGGCATCTTTCGGCCCGCTGTTCTTCCGTGGTCTTGCCATTACTGAAAGGCCTCCATGCCGCCGACTCCGGCTACTTTAAGAGTCAGGCTCTTATCTCCGGTGTCGGTCTTTCTGTCTACCCAGCCGCCGTTACCGGCCTGCTTCAGGATATTAAGAAAGGCCTGCGCCGATCTTGGGTCGGCAGCAAGCCTTCTCGCCGCCCAGCTTTCCCTCATATCTTGCGCCCAGTTGAAGACCTTCTCGTAGTCCGGGTCTTCCTGATATGCCCTGTAGCTTTCATGGCTAAGGTCCAAGTGGATTCGCATACCGGCCTCGTCCGGGAAGCATGCGCTGTTCATGATCGCATCTGCCAGAAGCTGGAAGTCTTTCTGCAAGCCGTTCCAGCTTTGCGCCTCGTCTGCCTTCTTCGCAATGTCCGCAAAGGCCAGTGTCAGCTTTCGCCAGTCCGGTGCGGTCTCACACTCGGCGAAGTATTCCCGCATCTTCTTGAACAGGTCGTTCGGAGTCTTATAAGGTCTTGCTACCTTGCGGACTTTCTTCTCTTCAGCCGGGTGGGGCGGTTGTTCAGGTATCCGCTTTTCAGCCACTTATACCGCCCCTTTCAGCTCCACATTGAAAACTCGTTGTACGGATGAATGCCGCCGCTCGGCCCGTAGATATCCACGATGTCTTCAGACTCCGTGAGCCTACCTTCGCCCCGCATGAGTGCCGCCTTCAGTTCGTCGTACCTCTGCTGTGCGAAACTCGCGGTGTTCGGGTCTTCGGTGAGCAGCAGATGCGCTACAAGGCCGTAAGGCAGCACCGTGCCGGAGCAGTAGTCGTCAAGGTCGATGACCGTGTTCATGTCCGGCAGCGGCATCAGCACAGGCCGTCTTCCGCTCTGCCATTCCGTCCACTTTGGGAATGTATCCGAGTATGGATACAGTTCATTCTGCAGGGTGTTCAGAATCGGCAGGGAGCGGTTCAGATACTCGGTCGTGTCCGCATGCAGATATTCACCGGCATCGTTCTGCTCATCCATTTTCGCGATGGCTCGCTCAAACACGTCCATCCCGGTCAGGGTTCCTGTCGTTTCGTAAGGCATAGATTAGTCCTCGTGCTTTCCGGTCTGCTGATGCCACGCCTGATGCAGGCCCGTGCTTGCGAATCCAGAAATGATTCCGATTGCCACTGCGTTCATGATGTCGTTCGCCGGGAAGTCAGCCATCGTGTACATGGCGACTACGCCGAGGATACCGCCCAGTACACCGCAGATGATCGGAATCCACTCGTCACATTTGTGGGTAGCTTTCACGCCTTCCGCAATCAGATAGCAGATTACGGTAATCGCCCAGATTGTTACGCCTTCCATTTCATCACGCTCCAAAAATCATTTTGATCAGTACGCCGATAACCGCCGTACCCGTCACGCCGATGCCCCATAAGATGGCCGTCAGCTTTGTGTTTATGACCGCGAACTCAACGTCTTTCTGCGCCATGCGCTCTTCCAGACTCTTGACGCGGTCTTCCAGTTCTTTAATGTCGCTCATAACTTACTCCCGGAATGATGCCTGTTCAATCATGTCATTAATGAACTCTTCGAGTTCTTCTTTAGTTATCATTTTTGTTACCCCCTATTGAGGAAAAGGCCCGGGAGCCCGGGCCTGTGTTCTTTTTGCTGCGGCTTTATGTTAGCAGCTTGTTCCATGTCATCGGGCCTACAACGCCGTCAGCTTCCAAGCCGTTTTCTCTTTGAAACTCTATGACGTCTGCCCAGATGTTCAGGCAGGAGTAGCCCCTGCACAGCAACAGACCTTGCAACAGAATGAACTCGCTGAAACTCTCACAGTGTTTGTCTATCGTTCTTAGCTTCAGGCTGTGATCGACCGTAGGAGCCGGTGCTGGCGTCGGGGTAGGCGCCGGGGCAGGCTCTGGTTCGCTGCCGCCGTCCAGATTGATCTCGTTCTGTATCCGCTTCGCAGCTGCAAACCTCGCATCAATATTGTTGACGGCAGGCCGCTCAAACTCCCGGCATACTCTGGAGCATGCAGTGAATACATCCGTTGTCTGCGTCAGGAACTGCCAGAGGTTTGGGAAATCCCGCTTCATCTCTTTAACGGCAAAGTCCGTCTGCGCTTCGGCATCGTCTATCCTGTCTCTGCCGCACGCTTGCAGCATCTCAGCTTTCCGGCTCCAATACGTCCACTGGGCAAGTCCAAAGCCTTTTTGATCGGACTGGAAGCTCTGTGCCGACATGCGCCCGGACTTGATGTCCTGCACATACGCCTTGCTGATTGTCCGGTATGCGTTGAAATCCCCCTGCACACGGAACGGCTCGTTGCCGCTTTCACACGCCCAGTTACCGAGGATTCCCAGCGCACCGGCCTGTGTTACACCATGCTTCCGCAGCCTGTTATAAATTGTCTGTTCATAGCTCATAACTGTCTGATCACTTTCGCCGGGTTCCCGGCTACCACAGTATTATCCGGTACATCCTTTGTCACAACGGCTCCCGCACCGACCACGACGTTCTCGCCAATCGTAACTCCGGGAAGAATCAGGGCGCTTGCCCCAATCCACACGTTGTTCTTGATGACTACCGCTTCCGGGAATCGCTCTCCCCGTCTCTCCGAGTCGAGGTTGTGGTTCACCGTTGTAATCGTTACGCCGGGGCCGACCTGCACGTTGTCGCCGATGTAGATGCCGCCAAGGTCTTGGAAGAAGCATCCGCAGTTCAGGAAGACGTTCTTGCCGAACAGGGTGCGCTTTCCGCAGTCCGTATAGAACGGCGGGGAAACCACAAAGGTATCGTCAAGGTTATGCCCTGTCAGGATTCCCATCAGCATGCGATTCTCTTCAATCGTGTGGTATGTGCCGTTAATCTCTGAGGTAATCTTCAGGGCTTCCTGCGTGATCTTGTCCAGCAGCTCATCTGTCATTCCGGCCATTGGACTTTCCTCATGATGTGGCCGCAGCCGACCCTGACATCCGTGTATACCGGGATGTGCGCCTGTACGCAGCGGTCGCAGAAGAATAGGTCTTCCGACAGCATCGGCTGGCTCGGGTCTGGTTTGTTGACCCAGTCGTACCAAGGGTACTCTGTCCTGTGAAACACATCCACCTTGATAAACGCGCAGCCCATACCGCCGCCGTGGATTCGCAGTTTCTTCTTGCCCTGCGCCACCATCGCTTGGAGTTCCTGTGCCGTCCACTGGGATTCGAACGGGTAGTTCCTGTAAGGGAAGTTAAACTCGTTTGGGTTCTCGTACCGGCAGACATTCATACGCCCACTGTAGTGATTGTCTGCACCCCGGTGCGCGTAGTACCCAAGGCACACATCAACACGGTCTTCCAGCAGTTTCTTCAGCGTGTCTTCCGGCAGCACAACGTCGTTGTCCACCATCAGAACATAATCGTACTTTCCTTCAATCGCAGCCTGTGCAATCTTGTTCCGGGCCGTGGCGCAATCATACCCTTTAACAAATTTGAAGTCGGCGATATTTCCGCACAGGTCCAGATTCCAGATTGACTGATACGTCTCAGGAAAGATCGACTCAAACGTAGGAACTGCTATCAGAATTCGGAGCTTTTCGCTTTCCGTGTGCGGGTTGTTTTCTTCGGGGCCGGTTTCGGCTCCTCGAACGTCTCTCCCCTGCACTCGAACGCCCCCTTCCATGTCATGTCTCTGTACTTCGTGTAGTACTCTTTCCGGTAGCACTTCGGGTCGTTGACCCAGTCCTTAAACCCTGCATAATGCACGATTGCCGGATGGTCGGTAAACCCGTTGCAGTAGCACTCGTTGTACCGAGTGTCCAGCTTCACGAACTTCCGGGGAGCGCCGAACTTGTTCCACGCATCCTGTTCGACAAACCGGGTCTGCTCGGTATTCAGCCACTTGATCATCTCGTCTTCAATGCCGCACTGGCGTACAGCTTTGAGGTTAATCATGCAGACGCCGACATTGAAGTACTCCATGCCCCACGGCTTCCAGTAGTTGTTGTTCTTCTCTTCGCATGCAGCCATCCACTTGTGGCTGATGTCGATATCCCACATCGCATCAATGTTATCTACGACTACGGTATCCACATCAAGCTGCAGGACCTTGTCTACTTCTTCCGGCAGGAGCTTTCCGTAGCATGCCCGGACCAGCGCCATATAAGTAAACTGAGACCGCATGTTCGGGCCACCTTGGGGGAACCAAGGCTGACCCGAAACATTGATGGTCTCAATGAGTGGCGGCAGCTCTTCCGGGAACGTATCGTCCTCGATCAGAAAGTAGATTTTATCTACGCTGCTATTGGCGATCAGCGACTTCGCCGCTGTCACCATATGTGGATATAGATTGCGTGACCCTGAATATACTGCCGCTCTCATCATTCACTCTCCGATCAGGTCGTGCCGCCAGCGGCGCTGGAAGCTACAAGGATACCGTTGGCCTTCTTCGCAAACACGAAGCAGTCATACAGGAGACGTCCCTGAACGACATGGCCGTCAATATCGGGATGATCGGGGATGATACGCATGGTCTCGATCTTCTTCGGGGAGATGCAACAGCCCTTGGTTACGATCATGTAGACCACGCCGTCCGGCATGTAGGAATCGGGAACAGGAACAATGTGCAGGCCGTCAAGCTGGCCGAACTCGCCGTTCACGACGATGTCTCTGGCAAGACCGGCGACATTGCTGTTGGCTCCAAGAATCTGGTCAGCCAGCTTGCATTTAATGAACTCGGTCTCAGTGATGTAGAGAACGCGGTTCTTCTTCGGCACAAGCAGGTTGTTCAGCTTCTTGTTGCTGGTCATGATGGTCTCAACGATATTGCTCTTGGAGAGAGATACGTTGTACTCAATCGTGCCGCCGCCTGTGCCGCCGAAATCGGTAACGCCGTTACCGGCAGCGATAGCAGCCAGACGATACTGGTCGACCATCGGTACGATGACTTCGCGGGTCTGGCGGGAAAGAACCTTACCAGCCGCCTTGATCATCAGGGTGGAGTTATTGTTCCTCTTATCAATGGCGCCATTGAAGCTCTTGTCCTGATTGACAGTCAGCTCCTGATAGGTGTCGCCAAGCTCGGTGAGGGAACCGAAACGGGAAGTACCGTCAACGAGGTCCCAGTCGTAGTCCTGCATCGGCAGGGTGTCGACAGAATAGATGCGGACGGTAGCAACGCCGGTCCAGTCATAGTCTTTACTGAAGATGCCTTCAGTAATGGATTCTTTCGTAAAAGCCTCAAGTACTTTCGGTGAGGCTTTGCTGGCAAAGTTAATTGCCATGATATATCACCTCTAAGTTATCAATATGCTGCGTCCCACCCTTCATCGAAAGCATCACGGCCCGAAGCAGAACCGACCGATTTGGTGCTTCCCGTAGAACGCGCTTTGTTTTTCTTCTGCTGATTCGTACCCTCAAGTTCCTTCTTCAGGTTCTTGAGTTCTTCCTTGAGTTTCTGGTTTTCATACCGCTGATAGCAGCCGAGGAGATCGCCGCCGTTCCGGTCTACGGCATTCCAGACTTCCTGTGGAATCTCTTCCATCTTCACGTCCGGGTAGCCTTCGCGGAATCGGACAATGTCTTCGCGTACCCGCTCCTGCCGCGCCTCTTCCGTGTCCTGCGGAGCCTGTGCCCCGGAAGGCATGAAATCTGTACGCATCTTCACTGCCTGTGCGGCAGCTGCTGCAGGAGACAGGTCTTCACCCGCTGCTTCTGCTCTGGCAAGGAGAGTCCGGGTGCGGGTCTCGTCAATCAGGCCCTCAATGTCCCCGCCTCTGGCTTCTGCCAGTTCTGCCAGAAATCCTTCGTACATCCGCAGTCGCTGGACGTCGTCTTTCACTCCGTCCCACTTCTCACGGATTCTGTCGTAGTCGCGCCCTTTCTGGACATACTCGACTACGTCCTTCCCGCTGATTACTTCTTCGTTGCTGAGGTACTTGATGGTAACGTCCGGGTATGGAGTTCCTTCGTCTCCCTCGGCCTCGCCTTCTTCAGCGGCTTCTCCACCTTCGTTCCCTTCTGCTTCCTGCTGGTCTGCATCGGCTTCGGTTTCCTCGCTTCCCTCGTCAGTCTCCGGCTCGTCGGACTCTTCTACTTCCGTATCCTGACCGTCGTCAGGAATGTCCGGTTCGTCGCGGTCGTCCCAGCCTTCGTCGAACGCAGCTAACGTCTCAGCCGCAAGGTCTTCTGCTTCGGTCTGCACGGTGGTGTTTTCGTCCATGAATTTCTCCCTTCCCCGGTATGGTTGCCGGTTCCGTTAAGTTGTATTTCAAACATGGCTGGTCTGCCATGAGTGATTCTTATCTATACATTACAAAACGTAATGGATACCTGTAAGAAAAGGGACCATCATCAACCGCCATCAAGACGAGTGACAATGGTCCCTATGGTTGGGGACTTGCACCCTACCGGCTCACAGGCCGGTTCTAACTTTTACGCTGTCCGTTTAAGACAAGGCGCTGTTAACGAATCGAACGTCATACACCAGAAGGTTTGCTGCAAGCGCCTTTAAAGTTTTACAAGGCACGCTTGTATGCATCGTGCTCTCCTGCTGAGCTACCCCGTAGGGGACGGATTTGCACCGCCGACCTCGATGTTCATCATTGAAGTTGCTGTCTGTGCCTTTATTTTTTGGGGCCGGAGCCCCAGTGTTACAAGGTAGGGGTGCCGGATTTCCACCGGCGCTGCTTCCTTCCACCCTACGATTGGGGGTCTTCCCCAACCAGCAGCCTTGAGGTCTAACGAAAGGAGGTGTCACATGCAGTTACTTGTCCTGAATAACGCAAGTGCTCTTTACCGGCACTACATATAGCATGTATCCTGTGCATGTCAATACTAAATGCGGAAATTGTATACACGCACCCGTGTTATTTTTCCGTGACCACCTTTTTAGAGAAGGTGCCCGGTATTTTAGGGTACCCCCTATCTCGTGACTATCTCGTGATTTCAATATGATTATCGCAGGATAAATGAGGGGTTTTATGGCTGTGAAAATTCAATATATATATAATCTAATCGCGCGCCCCCGTCTTTTTCCCTACCCCACGCCCGGGTCGGGTGCGAACATGCGATATGGGGCGCGGCGGGTGCAGGCCTACCAAAATTCCGCGATGCGCGATGGGGCCGGGAGAAAAATCCCTTTTTTGCCGACGACATCACTGCCTCTCTCTTCAGATGGGTTTCAGATAGCCCCACTTCAGATACAATATTCAATGCTGCGCTGCTGCTGCTCCCCACTTCCCACCGGAAACAGGGCTGATCTGCTCCAGTTTCGCATAATACCTATTATACGAAATTCGGTAACTGCTGTGACCGGGGCGTGCTGCTGCCTGTCTGAGATCGTGACCGGGGCCGGGTGCCGGACCGGGGCGGGGTGCTGTATATATAGCTCTTATGTATGTATATATAGTGGTGATATGGTAGCCTGTACTGGGAGTAGGGATACGGTATAGGGTGAGATGCATACTATATATAATAAGTATATGGTATCCAGAATGAGATATGATATCCAGTGATTGGATACTATATATAATAAGTATACTCACATCCAGAATCTGATACAGTATCCAGTGATCACTGCATACTATATCTAATACTGGATGCGCCGCCGGACCGGGGCTGAGAACGCGAGCTCTTCCCGGGTGCTGCTGCCAGATCGTGCGCACTGGTGTGGTAACAATTCGGTAACAGTGATGCTGCACTGCGAGATCGGGCCGCTTCCCTGCCGGAATCCGGCGAACCACAGCATGAGGACAGCATGCGCTGCCGGGGCTACCGCCCTGCTGCTGCTCTTCCAGTGTGCTGCCGGGGCCGAATCCCGTAAAAAGCGATATGGCCAAAATTTGCGCGTAAATGGCCCTTCCTGCGATTTGTTTTTCAGACGTGAAATTGTACTACCCAAATATTTGCGTTAAATCTAGGCCTATTAGCGTTGAAATTTGAAAACTGGTCGACCTGCAAAATAACTGGTCATAATAGTTATCATTATTCATCGAAACAGTGGGTAATGCCTGCTTAAGTGGTCACAAAAGTTACGATATTCATAGGAATTGCCTAAATTCTCATTTTCTAGCCTATTTGTGAACAGATTGTTAACAGGATGCTGTTGTGGGCATTGCCTACATATTGCACAAAAACACAGGTCCAAAACTGTGCATTCCTACAAAAGTGGGAATTGCCTATTGAAATCCTCGAAAATATCTTTATAATAGGCATTGCCGATGAGGCGACGGGCCGAAGGCCTGCCATCTTGAATACTGAGAGGAGCACACGACACATGTACATCACGATCACGAAGGTCTACAGAGACCGCCTCAGCTTTAACCAAGCTACCAGTCGCCCAGTGACCGATACCTTCGAAAATAGGGCAGCCCGAAACGGTACCTACCACACCCGCATCGCCCGCCGCGCGGACCGTGTGTACCTGTGGTCCAATTCGGAGTATCACATGTCCTTAATGAAGGGGGATTAAACCAATGAAAACCGCCACCATCCAGAGACGCTACGGCCAG